AAGAAACAGCACATCGAGTATCCTCCGACCACTCCATGAGAAGTTTTGTCTCGCCGAAAGCCGTCACCTTGACGTTGCTCCTGCGATTCCTTGTGTTTGCCTTGCGAGTGATGAAATGGCAATTTGCCGGCTCGTAGTCGCCGTCATTGTTTTTGCGGTCAATCTCCAATCCCGGCGCCTGCCCGTTTGCGTCAGCCCAGTCGCAGAATACCTTGCAGTCGTTCGCCCATTCTGGGCAAACCGTTATCCCTCGCCCGCCGTATCGGTGATATGACTTTGAATCGGGATTTAGGCATCGCTCTCGGATGCCGACCCATGTTTTGTATGCAGGATGCCGCTCAAGGCCATGCTTGCGAGAAATTGTCTTCGCTATATCAACCACGAGGCATCCGCAAGAGCTTGTAACGCCAGTTGCGAGCTCAGGGACGCCGATCAGCTTTACCATGCCGCAGTCGCACTTGCAGGATACTTTGCGCCTGCCGAACTCCCACACGAGGACTTCCGACGCCACCTCAAGTCGCCCGAATCGGTCGCCCAGTTTTACGTGATGCTTCCGATTGCCGCACCCGCATGATGATGTTGCGCCAGACGTTACGTGACCAATCCTGATTGACTTTCGCGTCCCGCACTCACATTCGTACTCGCCATACCCCGACTTCGGCCCAAACTGAAGCATCCGAAGCTTGCCGTGAACATCTCCAACCTTTGCTTTTCGCTGCACCATGCTCCCTCCCGTGAGATAAGGAACATTTTACCATTTGCCTCGAAACCTGCATACTTAAAAAGAGGCTAGATGCGCACCACGAGCGTGTACATGACCGCCACGCCGGCCGGCGAAGTGCGGTCCGTGAACTTCACGGTGTACGCCTGCGGCCCAAGCATAACCACATCGCCCACAGCCGGCTGCGTTATCGGCGAGCCGTCATCAGCGAATACGGACAGCAGCAGCTTACGGTCGCCCATCTGGATCAGTGTCCCGGGTGCTACGGTCACCCCATAGTCGCGTGAGGTCAGTTGCGTTTCGATGCCCCAGGCGCGCTCGGTGCTGGTCGTGGTCGCGATGCGACCATTGACGTATGGGCCTTTGACAGAGCGCGTGATGGTGATGAGCTGGCCCTTGGACCGAAACTGCGCATCGGCGTTTTTGGCGGCTTGTGCGTAGTTCATTCAAGCTCCAGGGTATCTATGCCGTTGCCGCAATAGACGTCGAATGCGCACGCCACCTCGACAGCACGGCGCGAATCGCAGCCTAGATGCATTGCCGCCATTGCATAGTCACGGCCAGACCCGCGCGCGAAGAACGGGTCTTCGATCCGCTCAGGGAATGGGCTGTTGGCGGAGTACATGAAGACTGCGCCAGCCGAGTTAATCATCAGCGAACCCGCGCCCTCGTCGTCATCGCGGCGCGGGTAAGTGTCCGGGTTGCGAGCGCCGAAGAACCAGTTCAGTAGCTCGGCTGCGTGTGCCCCGCCACCGGAAAAACCAACTAGCCCATCGGGTAATCGGTGAATCTTTGTGGCCGTAGACTTCATGCCTGCGCCAGTAGCGCGCTTATCGGCCGCTAGGGTGCGACCATCCCACGCCACGACAGTCATGCTCGCTCCAGGCGAATTCCCATGCCGCCATTAGTCAGCAGGGGCCGCAAAAGCAAGCCAATGCTGCGATACCGGACAAACTCCGGCGCGCCAGTCGCATACACGGTCTTGATCGGGCCGATAGTTTCCTCTGCCACGGTGCGCTGTAGATCAGGCGCCAATTCTCCGGCTGCCGCGCGCAGCGCCATCTCGCACGTGGCATTGATGACCTGTTGCGGGACCGTGTTGTACGGCACGTAGGCGTTGAACATGCCAAGGCCGATATCGTCGAGCCGCACGTCGATGCGCGGCCAGTCGAGCGCTTGGTCGTAGCGTGCGCGAGCACCTTTCCACTTCATGTGGTACATCTGGACCAGATAATCGCAAGCGCGGCGCGCGGCCTGCTCTTTTTCCACGGTGGTGAGCGATGCCCACTGCGCATTGCCGCGCGCTGCGTGGTATGCATCCATCTGGTCCACGGATGCATAGGACTCCGAATCGGCGCGAGCGGTGCCATCTTCAACGATCAAGCTCATTGGCCATTTCCTTTTGTGCGCGAAGGATCGGCGAGCGGACGCACCGGCGACACGCCGGCCAGCGGGAACTTCCTCGCCGGAGTCGCGGCTTGGGCGGCGCGCTGCGCATCCTCGGCATTCGCTGCCTGGTGCGCCTCGTGCGCCTCAACCATTTTCTGAGCGTCGATCATCGTGATCCTTCGGAATTACGTGTTACTGCGCAGCGTCGAGCAGCGCTTGCAGATCGGCTTTCTTCGCGTCGGCGTCAAATGCGATGCCGCGCGCGGTCAGCTCGTCACGCAGGGCTTTGATGCCGAGCGGCTTCTGTGCGGCGTCGGGTTCCTGCCGTGCGTCGAAAAGCTCGTGCTGATCGGGGTCGAAGTCGGACTCGTTGATGACGACGAAGCCGAGTGGGTTTTCTTCGGAGACTGGAGAGATGATGCGGACGGTCGGGATCATGTTATTCCTTGGATTGATTGAAAAAGAGGGCCGAAGCCCTCTCGCTCGGTTCGGCTGATTAGCCTTTCAGGATCGCCACGAACTCCGGCTTCCACACCTTGGCGCCGTAGACAGCGCTGACCATGAACATGGCCTTCTTGAAGCCCTTGTAAGCGCTGACCTCGAACACCAGGCCCGAGCGCGGGTCTTGCACGACCATGCTGTCCACGGCGGCGTCACCACCGGCCGGCGATGCCATCGGACGCATTGCCACTTCGATGGCCGACTGTTTGAACGCCAGGTTGGCGGTGAAGCTCGCGGTCACGGTCACGGCGGTTGCGGCGGCCGGGATGGCTTTGCGCAGACCCGGTGCGGCCAGGGTGACGGTCCCCGGTGCGCTGGTGCCGGCAGCGACGACGTATTGATTGGTGTCGCCCGCGACGGTGATCACGTTGCCGGCCGGGACGGTGCCAGTGCCGGTGATCAGGTTGATGACGGTCGTGCCGACTGCGTAGCCAGCCGTATCGGTGGTGTAGCCCGAGCCGGTGCCGGCAGCCACGAGCGGGATGCCGCCCGATTCCTTGAGCATCAGGCCCTGCAGGTTCAGCAGCTCACCTTGGCGCAGCAGCTGATCGTTGCCTGCCTCGTTGACCTTCTGCAGCTGCGCCAGGTTGCGCAGGCGCGTACCGCCAGCGGTGTTCAGCACGAGCGACGAGGTGCCGTCCATGCTGGCGCCGTTGTCGACCAGGATCTGGCGGATTTCGGCAATCTCGTTGAAGTTGCCATTGAACGGCGAGGTGCCCGAGGTACCGAAGGCGCGCGAAGCACCCTTGTACGCCACGCTGGCCGCGAAGGACTCGACGTTGTTCACGATGGCGCGGATTGCTTGCTGAATCTGCGCACCGTAGATGGTCTCGAAGCCGGAGCCGTTGTTCACGTGCTTCATGTCCTCGCCAGTCCACGGGATCTGGACAGATGCAACCTGGTCGACCACCATGGTCTTGTTGTCCACGGTCTGGTCGGTGCCTTCCGGGATCGTCATGCTCGGGGTGATCGTCTGCACGGTCGCAGCGCGGGTCGAGAAGCTGCGGATGGTATCGTTCAGCGCCGCACCTTCGGTGTCGAAGTTCAGCGTCGCGGACGGCACGACGCCGACCAGTTCACGGGCGACGGTATCGGCCGATTTGTAGATGTCTGCAGCCAGGTTGTTGAGTACGTTTGCCATAAAAACCTTTCGGGAAATAAAAAAGCCCGCGAGTGCGGGCCGGTCGGTGAGTTGAGTTTGATTTGCAGGCCATCCAGCCCAAAGCACCGTTCCCCATCCGGGTTGCGGCTATTGCGTTGCGATTACTGGGCCGCGCGTGCGGCCTTGCTGCTTAATCTTCGATACGGCCGCCGTCCTTGAAGAAGGCGGCGCGCGAGCCCTGGTCCATGCCGTCGAACTGCGAGCGCGAGATGGTCTTGGCGCCGCCGGCAGATTTGCCGCCGCTTGCCCCGCCGCCCGACGCGCCCGAGCCCTTGAGGATCATGTCCTTGTTGGCGTATTGCCCCACCATGACCTGCATCGCTTCTTCGAAGTCGGCATGGTTGCCGTGGTTTGTGGCTGAGAAGATCGGATTGCCGGCCTGGTCGAGCGGGACCAGCTTGCCCGATTCGACCTTGAAGCGGTCGCCGAACACTTTCTGCGCGATGTCGGACGGGATCGCCAGCTTTTCCGCGATGAACTTCGACCCTGCGAACGCGCCGCCGATGATGTGGTTGTTCAGGTCTTGCGTCAGCTTGCTGTTCTGCTCGGTCAGTGCCTTTTCCTTGTCTGCAGCGGCGCGGGTTGCGGCGGCGACGGCTTCCTGCGCGGACTTGGCGGCGGCATCCTTGATTTCCTGGACTTTGCCGGCGGTGACGAGCTCGCCGTCCTTCAGGTTCTTGGTCAGAGTGATCGCCTGCGCTGCTGCTGCGGCATCTTCGATCCCGGCGTCCTTGAATGGCTTGAGCGCGGCTTCAGCGGCTTCCTTGGCCTCGCGGTGGGACTTACTCTCGCCATTCAAACGCGAGATCGTCGCGATGGTGTTATCGGCGTCGAACGGCGCTTCGCGGCCATCGGCGTACACGAAGATCGGCTGTTTCTTGTCGGCGTCGATCACAATCGCGCCGTTAGCGTCCAGTTTAAAAGGCATGGTTCATCTTCCCGGCCATCCGGCCATATGCTGAGCATTCCTGCTCGTTGCGCCCTAGTCCATCCGGCATTCGGGCAAAGAAAAAGGCCGCTGGATTGCTCCTGGCGGCCTTCGTTGAAATTGTGTTGCAGGACTACATGCGGCGCGTGCCTCGCGCCCCGGTGATGCGCTCGAACTGATCCATCAGCCCGTTCCACTTGTCAGCAATATCCGGCGCTTTCTCGCGGACTTCTTCGACCGCCCGATCGAACAGCGCCTTCTTGATGCGGCGGCGAACGGCGCGCTCCACATCGGTTTGAGCGGGCGGGAGATGCTCATCCCATGCCTGCAATGTGGTGAAGGCGGCGGCATTTACCGTTGCCACGGTCGGATACTCTTTTTGCCAGATCATTCCCTGCCCTTTATGACGAAATGCGCCGGCACCTCGCCCTGCGCGACCAGCTCGACATCGGCCACGGCTTGCCCATCGGGCAGCTTGACTTGCGCCCCGCCCATGCCGAGCGCCTTGATGCGCCCCAACTTGGCCGCGAGTTCATCGACGGTCAGGGGCGGGGCGGTTAGCAGGTCCTTGGGGTTGAAGGTCATCCGGCGAGTGTAACCTACTGCGCGCGCTCAGCCTGTAGATCGATCAACTTGAGGGAGTGGGCACCTCGGCGTTACCGGCCTTCGTCAACAAGGCTCTTGCAACTCGCTTCTTTGCCGCCACCGACATCCGAGCCTTCTGCTCATCAGTCCGCTTCTGGCCGATTCTCTTCGCCGTGGCGCGCTCCACTGCTTCGCGCGGCATCACCCTGCCAATCCGAGGATCAACGTACCCTGGTTGCGCGATAGCCGCTGCATGAGCGGCCGATATCTTCCGCTTTGTCTCTTCGCTGATGGTCTTGCCAGTGTTTATCGCCGACAGCAGAGCTTTTGTCGTGTCTGGAGTTACGTAACCTTTGCGCGCACGTGATATTTTTTCCGCGCGAGCAATCCAATCTGAGCGGATTGGCTTGATCCTACCGGCCTTCACCCATCTTAAATATGTGCTAGAACCTATCCCTGCTAGACGGCATATTTCAAGTAGTGGCAGCGACTCATCCCTTACCGATTCAAATCTCTTGATCCGTTCGAGAGTCTGCTCCTCTCGCTTAGCGGCGACAGCTAGGACAGCAGTAGTTTTTGGAGCGATAGCCCTAGCCTTTGCTTTTTTCGAGATTCTCTCCCGCGTTTCATCGGAGCAGAGCCGCCCCATGAGGGATGCTGATCTCTTTGCATTTTCCTCGGGCGTTGCCCTCCTCCCAAGACGCGCATTTCGCATCTTTAAACGGGACTCCTGCGATACCTTGACGCCAAGCCTACTCCCAGCCTTGGCGCAAATATTAAGCCCACTTGGCCCGCTCGCGCCAAGCAAATCTATCCAGTATTGCTCGCGCTGTAGCAGCAGGGATTTTTCAGGAACCAACTCGACCAACTCTAGGGTAAATGAGGCTTCGCCGTATTTTCTCCATGACCTCTGCAGCTTCTGCGAGTGATGACGCCCCCTCCGTAGCTCTCGAAGGTGATTTTCCCACCTCT